CAGCGATGACAAGATAGGTTGCGGTTATCGCATTAACATCAACTATGCCGAAAAGTGCCTTCCACGTATTTGTGCCTGTTTTCAGCAATTGAACCGATGCACCGGATGGTATCTGCGCCGATGATAGCGGTTCTGTGCTGCCATTAGGGATGATTGAGACACCAGCAATCGACAGTGCTATTTTGTTGGAACCCATATTCACAAAGGTAATGAGTGTCTCAACAGGAAACGCCACCAACGCATTGGTCGGGATTGTGATGGTTTGTGCGCCAGTGTTGGCTGAATAGATATGCTTGCCAGCATCGGTCAAGACGAGCGTATAGTTGCCGTTTTGTATATTCTGCGGATAAGAAACAGCAGTGCTTCCGCCGCCGACTTCGACAATGCTTTGCGTCCCGTTGTCTTTTTTCAGATACAGCTTGCCGTCATAGGTGTTGATTGCCAACTCGCCCAGCCCAAGGTCAGAGACGCTTGGTATTTTAGCTGGAACCGCGCTGCGCTTAAATTTCAATGTTGCCATTTGGCTTCCCTTTATCGCTATGTAGCAGGGTTATGTTTTTTAGAACCCGCCTAAGTCGATAGTGCCTACTGCTAGTGTAACGAAGTTGTTGCTGGCGTCCTTAGTCATCTGCATTGAGGAGTTCATGCGGATAACGCCATTAGTTCCGTCCGTTCCCCATAGATAGCCAGATGTGCCGCCAGCGACAACAGCAACCTTTTCATCGGTATCGCCGTTAGGGATATTAAGAGCCGTCTTGAAGTCAGCAACCGTGATTTTCTTGCCCTTGATGCCCGTCGCGCTGGCGTCATGGATAAACAACAGGTCGGCAAGACCATCAACAGCGCCGATAGAACCAAGGTCATCAACGGCTGGCACAACTGGCTGCGAAGTCGTTGCATCAATAGCAACGTGCATGGTCGAGCGGTCGGTAGCATAATGCTGTTCACCAGCAAGCATTCCCGATGTGGGCAGGTTCGCTTTGAGACCGCGCTTAATTTGTATACGAGCCATGCTACTTCCTCTTAATTAAATGTGCCGCCGTCCAATACGCCTTGGGTGTTACGCCAAAGACCTGCGCTGCCGTCATACTGCAAAAGGTCAAGATTAAGAAGCCCCGATATAGCAACGTCGTGAATTTCGTCTAATTCATAGCCGTTTTGCACCTTTACGAATAGCTTGCCATGATTGGCGTGAGCATATTCAACAACGGCAACATAAACCAAATGGTCTGGCGCATGAGGCTTAACCGCTGTCATGCCACCCGCTACGGTCGGGCTTAAATAAAGCTGTTGGCCATCCGTATACGCAGCGGTGTTTACATCGCTTAGGTAGCCAAAGCTTACTACATAACCAGTAGCATTGTTGGCGATTGCCTCGGTTGTCAGGCCAAGCGTTTGTGCGCTTGTCGCGTCGGAGGTCGCAAGAGCAAGCGATATGGTTGAGGTTTGACCTGTTGCGCCGCTGATATAGACAACTGTGCCTTTTGGAATTGTAGCGCCAGTGCGATTGCGAACAAGAGCCACTACGTTTGTGGTCGGGCCACCGCCACCACCAACAACGCTTAAATCGACCGTGCTATCCGTTTGGCTGATTGTCACAGTGCCATCTTGCGAGGTTATAGATTGAATGCCGCCAGTAGTGCCTCCGCTACCGCCACCGCCAAAAAATCCACTTGGCTTAGGCTTAGGCAATTCAATCTGAAACTCTTGGGCGTCAGTCAGCGTTATCCAGAAAGATGTTTCGTCGCGTTGTTCCACAAGAGCGATGCCAACACCAGCAGGGCCAGCAGCACCAACAGCGCCGTTCCGACCATTAACACCATCGCTACCGTCACGACCATCAGCACCATCGCGGCCATCGCTACCAGCGGGGCCAACAAGCGAAGCACGATTGATTTCAAACCAGATATTAACCGCAAGTTGGATTTCCTCGTCTGTTGGTGCGCGACCTTCGGGGCCTTGGTCTCCGTCTTTTCCGTCGATGCCGTTTTTTGGCTGCGTGATGTTGTCTTGTAGCCAAGCGACAGCAGCAGACTTGATTTGCTCGTCAGTAACAGGAGGTGCATCTTCGCCCCTTTCGCCTTGTGGCCCAGCTTCGCCTTGTGGCCCTGCTATCAGAGCGCGTGACGCAGCATCATTGACGCGCTGATTTAGCACGGCAACTGCCTCGACTAGCGAGGTGACAATTTCCTCGCTGATTGCCATTTAGAGACCAAGCCTCTGACGGATGTTAGCCATCAAAGTTTGTTCTGCCTCATTGTCGCCATTACCATCGTTTTGGTCAGGTGTATCATCCTGTGCAAAAGATGGGCCACTGTCATCTAGCTGCGCTTCATATTCCTCAAATTCCATAGTCGGCGGGATAAGTTCGCCGCGCTGTAGGTTGTCGAATAAAACCGACAACGGCATTGCTTCGCCTTGATATGCGCTCAATAGCGCAGTGACCATTTGCGGTTGCATCCGTGCAGCGCCAAAATCCGTATTGAGGTTAAAGACCGCATCCTGTGGAGCGCCAACCCATTCAGCCATCCAATTAAGGCAACGCTCGATTGCATCCGATGCCGAACGGCTGATTGACGCAAGGATAGAGCGTTCACCAGCGGACTTTAATTCGACCGTGCCAAAAGCTTCGGATGACCGCTTATCTTCAGCAAGCATACGTGCGCCAAGAATGGCCATGCGTTGCTCTTTGTCCTTCAACGCTTCACGCAAAGTCTGAAGGCCATCGCCCTTAAACTCAAGATAGCCAGCACTGGCGGCAGGGTCAGGGAATATCCATGCGCTCATTGAGCCGACAGAAAGCGTTGCGCCCTCTGGCAATTGAACGCCAGCGACATAAGGAGTTGGCAAGCCAGTGAAATGCAAGCCATGCTCATAGTCGGCGCTGTTGCGATAGTGGGCAAGGTTGGTGTCCACAAGGTCGAGCAATGGCGGCTTTTGCACTGTAGCGGTCGCGCTGTTAGCCCCAAGGATAACAAACGGGATATATGACAAGGTGCTGCCGTTTTGGATAGGATACATTTCGCTTAACAGTGCGTTGTTGTCATCCATGACGCGCACCCGATAGCCTTGCTCCGTTAGGTCAAGAACGCGGTATTGCACCATCTGATTGGAGGTGAACTCGTCCTCTTGCACTTCAATGGTCTCTTTAAGCACGACCATTGTTAGAACCTGTGCGCCATTGGTATAGCTAGTGCGCCAGTTGATAATGCTTTCGGCGGTGTAATAACGCAAGAATGGGCGGATGTTTAACGCCTCCGCTGCCGCAATCGTTATATTGGTCGGCGCATTGGCTGGATAATCAACCATGATGCCAACGCGGCCAACGGCAATCTGTTGCTCAACAATCTGCTCCGAAAACTCGCGCAGGTTATCGCCGCCAAGCGTGATGTCATCGGCATAAGGCTCAATTGCGGTCGGTAGCTTATAGACTGGGTCTTTAGCAAATATCATGCCAGTGAAGGCGTCTAGCGTCCGTGCGCTTGCGTTGAAGAAGGCAGCACGTTCCTGATAGGTGATATATTCAACATCCGTCTGGCCTGTAAGCCTTGGCAGATAGTTGTTCGTGTCGAATGACGGATTGTAAAGGCTGCCAGAATAGCGCGTATTGCTAACATAGTTCTGGATTAAAGCATCCCGCCCAGCGATAACATCGCGGCAACGCTTCCACTTAAAGCGGTTTGCGTCATATTCGGTGTTGGTGTTGGAGACGGACATTTACACTCCAGATATTTGGGCGAAGGAAACTACTCCCCTTCCGATAGCATATTTATACGCAATAAAATAGCCGATAGCATCATTCAAGTGGTCGAGGCCAGCCGTTTTGTCTGGTTCGCCTGATTTGTTGTAGGCTTGGCGCTCCAATCCCTCAATCAAATTGGGGCATTTGTCAGGGTTTACGAGCAAGCGCCGGACGCCTTGATTATAAATAATCTGGTTCACAGCCATAACCCTATCTTTCACCGCAGGGTTTTTACTATTTGCCAATACCGTAAAGCCAGCCGACCGGAGTAGCGTTAAATCCGACAAGCTGGCGTTTACGCTCTTGGTCGCCCCGCCTGACGCATCTGGATAGACTGTTATTTGGTGGCCTTGGTAACGCTCTTGCAATGCCCTAATCATTGTGGGCGTGTCCCTAATGCCCGTCAGTTCATCAAGCGCCAGTGGATTGCCGTTGCGGATAACGCAGACAATCGCGCTCATATTGTTGACGTTGAAGTCGAGGCCAATATGCAAAGGCTCCCGTGGCTGTATTTGTTCCAGCGTGATATTCAGCTTGCGGTCGAACTCTGGGTATACGCTGCCAGCCGTTAGGTTGACAAACTCGCCGTCCAGATACGCGGCCAATAGGCTTGTCGAATATGTGCTTTGCAGGTTCTTGATGTAATCGGCGGGAAGGTTCGCAGCGTTGTCGGAGGTCTTGGCGCGATAGAGCGCGTAGCCGTCAGCCTTGTTCTTTACCCATCGGTCATAGACGAAGCGAAAGCCCTCTGGCGTTGTCGCTACAGCCACAGTGTTTTTCACGGGCTTGCCGGACACCGTAAATGCCTTTTGGCGGTTACGGGCTATAATCTTGTTCCAGACGGCACGGGCCTTGTCGATGGGCAGCGTGTCAAGTTCATCGACCACGCTATGCGCCACTTCGTAACCGACAATCCGGTCTGGCTGCTCCATGTTGCGGAATATGATGCGGCCTAGTTCCGTTTCCATCACCGCCTTTTGTTGGTTTAACTTGAATGGAATGCCGTTCTTTTCAAATAAAGCGGGGAAACGTTGAAAAGCAATATCCTCAATCAGCGGATAGGTCGGCAGGTAGTAGGCCACATCCTGATAAGGGCAGTAACGCTTGAGCCGCATAATCCGCGCAATGCCAGCAGCCGTCTTGCCCGAACCAAAGCCGCCAACGAAGGCAGGGAATGGCTCTTGGCTATAGACAAACGCTTTCTGGCTATCCGTAAAGTTCAAAGCCAATCTTCATCCGTGATAGGCTTAAACTTCACATCGACCGAAAGCTTGGTAGGCTCGTTATAGCCGTGCATGATATTTAGCTCTTTTACGGCAGCCGTCATGCCTGTTGAGGTCTTGGCCTCCAATGCAATCCGATAGGCGCTCATTAAGCCCTTAACGGACATCTCTCGCGTCCATAGCTGCTTTTCAGCAACCTGCGCTTTCAATTCCGCAACCCTTGCCGCAACCTTTCCGTCGCTCATAAGCACAGATGCCTTGGAATAGATGGTGCTATCCTTCATACCACCAGCATCATAAGCCATGCGATATGCGTCAGCTTGGCCTAAGCCATCAGCTATGCCTTGTGCGAAGGCTTCCTGCTTTGCGGTCAGTTTAGCATCCGTCATCGAAGGCTTCCCCTGTTTCTGCATGGACAGCTTTCTGCCCAGTGAAGTCCTGCCAACGCTTGATGATTACGTCACAATATTTTGGGTCTAATTCCATTAAATAAGCAACGCGCCCATGCTTTTCTGCGGCAATAATGGTTGTCCCAGAACCGCCAAAGCTATCCAAAACAATATCGGAACCTTTTGTGTTGTTCAGCATCTGATACGCAAAGAGTTCGACGGGCTTCATGGTCGGGTGTTCACCGTTCCGGCTGGGCTTATCAAACTCAAGGATTGTTGTTTGCTTGCGGTCAGTTGCCCAAAGGTGCGCGGCACCATCCTTCCAGCCATATAAACAAGGTTCATGCTGCCAGTGATAGTCTTGACGCCCCATTACCAATTGCGACTTTTTCCAGATAAGGCACTGCCGAACCTTCCATCCTGCGTCTTGAGCAGCACCCCTGAAATTATAGCCCTCACTATCAGCATGCCAAATATAAAACACAGCTCCAGCCTTCATGACGGCATCGGCGGCTAAATAAGCATCGCGGAGGAATTGGCGGAAGTCATCGTTGCCCATACTATCATTTTGTATAGTCAGCTTTTCTTTTGTTCCGCCTTCATAGGCCACGTTGTAAGGTGGGTCTGTAAGCCACATGTCAACTAAATTGCCCTGCGTTAGCTTTTCAAGCGCATCAATGCTTGTGCTATCACCGCACATCAACCTGTGATTGCCAAGCACCCAAACGTCACCCAAGACTGTCTTTGGCGTTTCAGGGACTTCGGGAACAGCGTCATCGTCGGTTAACCCCGCTGCTGGTTCAGGCTCAAGCAATCCGTCAAGGAACTTTTCGTCAAAACCCAATAGGTTAATATCGAAGTTCTCTAAGTTAAGGTCTTCAATCTCTGCCTTCAGCATATCCATGTCCCACCCTGCGTTTAGAGCAAGTTGGTTATCGGCTATCACAAGAGCGCGTTGCTGTGCCTTGGTCAAATGGTCAAGGATAATGGCTGGCACTTCTTCCATGCCAAGCTTTCGCGCTGCCATTAAGCGGCCATGCCCCGCAATGATGGTGTTGTCCCCATCAATGAGAATTGGGCTGGCCCATCCGAATTCCTTTATGCTTGCCGCAATTTGAGCGACCTGCGCGTCACTATGCGTCCTGCTATTAGCCGCATATGGGATAAGTTCTGCAACGCTTCGATATACAACTTGCAATTCAGACATATTCTGCCTTCCATCCATAACATGATTTTCTATTGCCATTTGCAACGGCGTGAATTGATTGTGGCCTAAATCCGTTTTTGATTAAATCAGCGCACCCATAGGCAATAATGACTTCGTTGCCATTTGTTAGTTTGATGGGCTTAGTGTTATGATGCTTTGCGCCCATTTTTACCAACCCTGTCGATACAGCATGGCGCTTGTTTTCGCTTGATGTAACATATTCTAAATTGCTGGCGCTATTATTAGCCTTGTTGCCATCAATGTGATTAACTTCCATGTTTTCGGGGCATGGGCCAATCCAGCAATGGGCAACCAACCTATGCACCCTAATTTGTCCGTTTTTTGTCCAATCTAAACGCCTCATGGTTGTTAGCTTGTAACCATCTTTGTCGTTACATTGCGACAATATTTTAGCGGCCCTAACGGAAGTGCCGCCCCACCGATTTTTATATTCATGAGGCAATGAAATAATGACGCCACACTTTGATACGGCATAATCGCCAATCAGAACCCATTCCTTAATGCTAGCAGCTATCTGCGCTACCTGTGCATCGCTATGCGTCCGGCTATTAGCGCCGTAGGGTATTAAATCCGCCACAAGCCGCTGTTCAATCTTTGGTGCGTCAATCATTGGTTTCTGCCTTCGCTTTATCATGGCCTTCTAGCATTTCGACGCCCTTCTCTATCGCACAAAAAAGAGCCTTGGTGTATGTGTCCATTTTATCGCCATACGGCGAAAGATGCTTGAGAACCATATCAGCTTCTTTAGGTGTATAAAGAATGTTGGCAACTCTGTCCTTGCTTAGTAACGCAATTTGCCCATGCCAAATTTCGATTATGCTAATATCATCAACAGATAGCTCAACCATTGTTTTCTGCCTTCACTAGAGCATCACGCGCTTCTTTGGGCGTCCTTTGGGGTTACCAGACTGCCCAACCTTAAAGCGACTATGTTTTGGCGGGTTGCCATATCCTACCCTGTCATCCTCAATCTCAATTAGCTTTGCAAGGTAGTGCTGGCACTTCTTTAGGTCTTGCACCCCGTTCTTGTCTAGATACCTTGCTAAGTATTTTATACAATTCCCATGCAGGTAGCCAGCAAAAGCTTCTTTTGACATCCATGCTTCCATCGCATCCCAAGGCTGAACGGCTTTAGATGCGTAGTGGTCGCCGCCCACCTGATAATCATGCGAATTGGTCATCTTCATCCCCATCAAGATAGCAAAACGGGTCATAGCCCTTTAGCATAGCATCGACTGCAACCATAATTGGCCCAGTGATGTTTACCTTGCCAGCCTCCATCTTGCGAATGGTTGTGCCTCCGTTGGCTGGCGATAGGCGTAGTGCATCTGCCATTTCGTTTATGCTGTAGCCCATGCGGTGACGGGCAAGCTTTAGCTTTTCTGGCGTCATGTCCAACTATCCATTTCCATTTTTAGCGCATGAACAATCGTGCTGTGGTCGCGCCTCATAATCCGTCCAATCTCTGTGGTTGAGTAGCCTTTTTGGCGCAGCATAACAATGCACTTGCGCCTTACTGTAACCAAGTGCTTAAACTTCCGTGGGCCTAAAATGTCCTCAATAGTGAAGCAATGCTCTTTGGCAATGGCTTCAATTTGCAGCATATTAGCTTGCCTTGGTGTCATGCCAACACTGTCAACAAGCACTGGTTCCTCCGCCTTTTCCTCCGGCATAAAATCATAATCAAACATCGTCTGCTTCCTTTAAGAAAATTCCGTTAACCATACGGCCCTTGCGGTGCTTAATCTCGTTATATGCGCCAGCAATGCAATCCTCTATACCCATGCCATTTTGCGCTGCCATGATGGTTAGCACGACAAACATATCGCCAATAGCGTCTGCAAATTCATTCCTATTATTCTTGGCAATAGCGTTAGCCAGTTCGCCAGCTTCTTCAATTAGTTTGACGAATTGGCTTTTGAGGTCACTGCCTTCAATCAGGTTGCGGTCTCGCGCCCATTGGCGAATTAAATCTGCGTAAATCATTTCATGCTCCCTCTATGTTTACAAAATAATAGCCATCGCCTTTGGCGTTGCCACCCTGTGCGAATTTTCCGGCCCAGCCCATTTTAGCTATCAAAGCATCGGCTGCCGCCTTGTGCGCGTCTTCATAGTTAAGCGCATGGTCATAGGGAATTATGACGCTGCCAGCCCATGCGGTCGCTTGTATACTAGCGCCCCGCCTATCTGTCGCCCGAAGGTAGCGGGTGTTAATTCCTTGCTGAATGAATGTCATTTTATATTCCCTTAGCCTTCTAGTAATTGATTGGAGCGCATTTCGTCATAACGATAATCCGCTTCGTTATCCCTTGTGTCGCCCTCTGTTTGCCAGAGCAATTCCTGCAATGAACCAGCGGGGTCTTCGTCATAATCAATAATCTCGGTCAGCAATTCGATATGCTGCTCGTCGCTAATGTAGGCGCTGTTGTAGGCAAAATGCTTGCCGTAGCGTGACGCATCCCACAATTGCTTTTCGCGCTTATATGCTGCGTTGTAAGCCTTAAGCGCGTCTGTTGCGTCTTGGGCTAGGTCTGTGAGGCTCTTGGTCATTTTAATTCTCCGTATTGGCGAGGCTGGGCCTCTGGTGGGTGGGGGCCGAAGCCCATGTTGCATTAAGCTATGGCGTCAATGCGCTTTGCATAATCTATGGCCCATGATTTGCGAGTAAATGGCCCAAAAATATTACCATACTTTTTGCTAGTAATGTAAAACTTGTGATTACCAGTCTTTTCGATTTCGTAACCTTGGTTGCTTACATTTGCCATAATCAGTCTCCTTGTTGGCGGGGAACATCCCCTTGCTGACATCCAGTCTATAATCGAGGTCAAATTAAAATAAAAGCGTTTTTTTCAATAAATATGCGATATTTTAATTTTTCTGCCGCTTGGTTTGAGCGATAGCTTCCAAGGCCCATGCCTCCGGCGCTCCCGCATACTGCCCCTTGGCCCAATGCTTGCGTATATCGTCGATGGTGACCGAACCAGATTGAAGGCGTATAAGGTCGCACATCAATCTGGTGGCTGCGCTGTGGCTATCCTTGACCAATTTGCAAGCTGCTCCGTAACTCTGCCAATTCTTCAGCCGTGACATATTCCTGTGGCGGCACATAGTCGCGCTTGTGTATCTGCAACAGGTGGCTTGCCCTTGACCGTCTGCGCCTACGCTCCGAACCTTCCGCCTGCACGACGCTATCAATCTCGGCTGGCGTTGGCATGAATTTGCAGGTGCGTAGCAATTTCAGAAAGCCGCTGCGTAAATCGACCAGCGGGTAAATCCGAAGCGTCATCCAGTAAAGTTCCAGCCGCTCCGCTTCTTCCTCAACGCTGCGCTTTTGGTTCGCAATTGCGAGTGATAGCTTTGCGATCATAACATCTACCTGCTCACGCTCTGCCTATGGTGGTCGAGGTGTATCCTGACACTTCTACAATGTCTCCGATGGTTTGCGCGCAATCTTCGGTCGATCGTTGCCAGTCAGCAGTTCGGCTATCTTAGATGGAAATAACTGCTCTAAGCCTCATGTTCATTCG